TAAATTTAAACCATCTTTTTGTCTTTAGTCCAATAATATACCAAGTTCTATTAGATCGTTTACAACTTATAACATCTACCTCACTAGGATGCTCCGTTCCAATCGGATGAGAATGTATAACAGCATAAATTCTGCCATATTTATCTTCCGTATCAGCCCAATCCAAAGGGTCTAACAAGAACTGTAAATCATTATGTGAAGCTAAATTTTTACAGGGAATATACTTATCTTTATTCAAATAATTAACAAGTAGTCCACACGATTCTCTAGGTGCTTCCTGTTCTGCATGAACAAGAGCATCTTCCTGCCATGTCATTGATTGATAAAAGTACCAACACCAGGAAAAAGATCTCTTGTAACTACTCTCTTAGGAAGTTGTAAATTAATTAAATCAAGTTCAGATGCCAATTCAAATTGAACTACTTCTCTGTTCTCAACAACTTTTCTATCAATGAAATATATCTCCTGTGGTAATTCCTGTGTTGTATCAGGTGTACCGAATGGATTTGTACCGCCAGTAAAGTTTGCAGCATCTAAATACCTTGCAAGAGTTCTAATCCTTGTAAATTTTGCACCATTAAGATCATTATTGGCAGTGACAGCATTGACAGTTGCAAACAAAGCAGTAATAGTTCCTAGAATATTACTGATTGTAAAGATAGGACGAGGGATAGATTTAGACGCTCCATCAAATTCAAACCCTTCTGCCTGACAAGGAAACTTTTGATATGTATTACCCTGCCAAATGATGTCTGTATTATCTAATTTATTTGTACCTGCATGAAACCTCTGAACATCTGTAGATCCATGCAATGTACTATCTAAAGTCAAAGTAAAAAGTTCAATAATAGAACTTGGATTAATCTTCTG